TGGGACGCGGAAACGGAAAGCGAAGTGCTCGATGCCCTCAATACGATTCTCGCGGACTCGATTCCGGCCGATGGTACACTCCCAACGGTCCGGCAAGCGCTCTACCTGCTGACGCAATTCATGCTCGAGCGCGCGGTCAGCGGGACGACGGTCACGGTCAAGAAAGCGGATGGGAGTACCACGCTGTTCACCTTGACGCTCGACAACGCCACCACGCCGACCTCGATAACGAGAGCCACGTAACATGGCCGATCTCCATCATCTGATTTCTCTCGGCGTGGGCACGCCGGCCGATGTGCCGCATTTTCTGCTGGTGGGACTCTCGCCGACGGCCGGGGTGGGCGCGGGTCCCCCATTGCGAATGCTGATGGGCCTGGGCACGTGTTGGGCGGCGCTCATGGTGCGACTTTGCAGACTAGTCGGGTGACGAGATGACGACCGTCCACGCCTGTCCGACGCGGTAACACATAGCGTAGCATAATATAATGGCCAATTTTCCTCAATATTCCGCTTTGGATTTCATCACCAGGGCCTTGGTGCAACTCGGGGTCTATCAGGTCGGGGCCCCGATCAGCGCCGAAGACAGCGACGACGCGTTCGACACCCTCAACGAGATGATCGACGATTGGGGCACCCAGCGGCTCACGATCTACCGCCTCCTGCGCACCGTGCTCACCCTGGTGAGCGGGACCACGAGTTACACGATCGGGACGGGCGGCACGATCGATATCGTCCTCCCGGAATGGATCGAGAATGCCGGACTCGTGATCGATACGGGGGTGACGCCGGTCGTGGAAGTGCCGGTGGCGGTCTTCACCGAAGACGAATACGCGCGGCTGACCCCGAAGGCGCTGACCGGCAGCCGGGTACAAGGCATCTATTTTGACCACGCCTGGACGGCCGGCCTGGGCACGATCCGACCCTGGCCGGTGCCGAATGTCGGGACCACGCAACTGGTGCTCTATACGCCCTTGGCGGTCACCACCTTCAGCGACCTCAGCGCCGGCGCGACCTTTCCGAAAGGCTACCCGCGGGCGATTCGGGCGAACCTCGCCTTGGAGCTGGCGGCAGATTTCAACGTCACCCCCTCGGACAGTCTGAGACGGATGGCCGCGCAGGGATTGACCACCATCAAACGGGCCAATTGGCGGCCCTCCGTCGTCTCCATCGATCGGACGCTCCACGGGGCGGGAACGAGGTCTATGCGGCGGTCCAGGTTCGACAGCGGGGCGTTCTAACATGCGCTGGCCTAACTTTGTTGGTGCCAGTTATCGGAGCCAATCGGTGCTCGCGAGCCCCGAGCGGTTGATGAATTGGTATCCGGAAGCCGTCCAGACCGAGGGCGCGAAAACTCGCGTGGTGTTCTATCCCACCCCTGGCGTGCGGGCCTTTGCCGCCGCGCCCGCGGTCGGCGGGCGGGGACTCTTTGCGCAAGCGGGCCGCTGTTTCGTGGTCTGTGGTGCGGCGCTCCACGAGGTCCAGAGCGGGCGCACGACGATCAGCCGGGGCACGGTCGACGTCGATCAATATCCCGCCACGCTGGTCACCAACGGCGACGGAGGCGGGGAGCTGTTCGTCACCTCGGGAAAACAGGGGTACGTCTTGACCCTGGCGACCAACGTCCTGACGAGCGAAGTGGCGAATGCGACGATGGGGGATATGCTCAATGGCTACTTCCTGCGCTTCGACATCGCCAGCTCGACCCTGGGAATCTCGGATCTGCTGGACGGGACGACGTGGGACCCCACGCAAATTGCGCAACGCTCGATTGCCCCCGATCCGTGGCGGGCGATGATCGTCGCCAATCAACGCGTCTGGTTGCTCGGCGAGGAGACCACGGAAGTCTGGTATGACGCCGGGACCTCCCCGTTCCCCCTCGCGGCTGTGACGGGCTTGGTGATCCCCTACGGCATTCGCGCGCCCTTTTCGCTGAGACGGGTCGGGTCGAGTCTGATGTGGATCAGTCAAACCACCAACGGCGACGCGATCGTGGTGGAGGGGCAGGGGTACGATCCGCAGCGGGTGTCGACCTTCGCGGTTGAGTATGCGTGGAGCCGGTACGGGCGGATCGATGACGCCGTGGGGTTTTCGTATCAGCAGCTCGGGCACACCTTTTATGAGGTCAATTTTCCGTCGGCGAATGCCACCTGGGTCTACGATCAGACGATGGGCCTCTGGCATGAACGAGGACACTGGAACACGACCCTCAGCCGGTATGAAGCGTGGGGGCCGCAGTTTCACGCCTTCGCCTTTGGGACGCATCTGGTGCTGGATTTTCGCACAGGCGCGATTCTCGAGCTGACGCCGGACGC